CAAGCTCATCATCAATAGGAAGTCGGCAATCACGCTGCGCCAACCAATCTTTTATCGCAAACCATAACTCAGCGCGTAAGTTCAAATAGTTTTTTCTTGTGCTTGGCGATTCAGATACATTCACCCCACGCACTGGTAAATCCTGTTCTCTGAGTCTGTCCACCACGCCCGCGCCAAGTCCAATCACATCCACTAATATTTCTTGTGGGCGTTCCATGACAGTTGCATCATCGTAGCGATTTTTAATCACACCGCAAAGTTGCATTAAATCCATAGAAGCAAATGATTTGATTTCTAAAACTGTATTACCCTGGCGCACACACAAAGCAGAATTATCGCCACCGAAGCGGGCAACATCTAAACCCCACACTATGGGCGCGGAGGCGGTGAGGGCAACATCACGATCAACTGCTGCGCGTATGAGTTCCATAGATATCACAGTATCATCGTCAGCCTTTGGAAACTCGCCCATGACTTCTACGCGGGAGACTGTCGAATCCTCGCCATATTGTTCAATCATGGTTTGGAAAAGTTTTTGGTCAGTGCCTTCGACTGTGCGCGAGTCTACTTGTAGCGATTTCCAAAATGAGCGTTTGCTGTGAAAGGAATCATAAAATGGCCCAGTGTTGCGGCGCGGGTTGGAGAAGGTAAACCAATAACGATCTTTGGTAGGCTCAGAAAAGAAACCTTCAGAAACCGAGTAGATGGGCGAGGGTATACCTGATGCCTCATCCATGATTAAACAAACTCCGTAGGAGCTGTGAATACCCGCAAAAGCATCTGGGTTTTCTTCTGACCATAGTTGTGCTTGGGCGTAATAATACCCGGTATCGATTTTAAGATCTCGCTCTAGTGCTTCTTGAAACCACCCAGCAGGTTTAATCGTGGTAGCAGTTTTCATAAACCAATGAGAATTGATGGCGAGGGTGAGCCATTTGCCTAATTCAGCCCAAGTTCTACTTCTAAGCTGCTGTTCGGTGTTGGCGGTCACAATAATGGTTGCGCCAAGCCTTGTTGAAAGCATCCAAATGATTAACCAAGCTACTAATGCTGATTTACCAATACCACGACCAGAGGCTACAGCCAATCTGAACATCTCTGGTAATTCTATGCTGTTGTTTCTTTGTATGTGCGTTGTAATATCTCGCAAAATTTTTTCTTGCCACTCTCTTGGGCCTTCAAAATGTTCGAGGGGGGTGTCCTTTTGTCCCCATGGGAAAGCAAACTTAACAAAGTTTAATGGATCATCTTTGATGTTCATTGACCATAGTTCGGTCATTAATTGCTTTTCTTGTTTTGGGTCGTATTTCATAAAAAAAAATTAAAAAATTTTAGTGCAAGTGTTCTAAATTTTTAGCCCCCACCGAAAAAGTGACCGGGGGGGTTGCAAGATCGGAGAGTAGATCTTGCCGAGCTGCCCGGTCTTGACATGGATACAGTAAGGGAGATGAGAGAGTTCCCACGCCTAGCTCGTATTTTCAGTTGGCAACGAGTCCTCTGAAAGGACACGTTGTGAATTAGGCTGATCTTCTACGACTTTGCCCTCGATTACACGACTCTTTGCAGAATCCAGGACTTCAGCCAGATTTAGGTTATGTTGAACCTCAGCGCGATCCATCCATGAACCACTATCACGATTCTTCAAAAAGAAAATCTGGGCCGTAGTGTTTCCATCAAGAGCTGAAGTGTAAAGTGCGTTGGTCACCGCAGCAATTGATTTAGCTCTTCCTCTCTTTAAGGCTTTATCAAATCTTCCTAATTCAGTCTTCCTGCGAGATATGGTGGAAGTTGATGTATTCAAAAGCTCCGCTATTTGTTTTTCTGAAAGTCCATTTCCACTCCATTTTTCGATATTGAGGTAGTCTTCTTCCGTAAATTTTATCCGTTTACGACCAGCTCGACCCTTTAAGTAACTGTAATCTTTCTCTGCCATACGAAAATTCTACTCGATGTCGCAACATTCCCCTATAGATTTTGACATACTTAATTAGGTAATAGTGTAGAAAAGAGTTGCATTGTGCGTTCTATTTGATATAATTATTGTGTAGCCAGGGAAAGCTACCATTTAAATAGGAGAGATAAATGATAAAAGCAACAAGAATACAAGCAGGTGAATACCTTTACAGAGGCTATCGTATTGAAAAGCGACTTGATGCTTCTGTGTATTGGAGTATCGGTGAGTGGCAAGATAATATTTTAGGAGGCACATGGTATTGGTTTGATGCAGCAAATACATTGGCTGATGCTAAATGGGTTGTTGACAGATCTATAGCAATGAAGGAGGTGGCGTAATGAAAGACTTTGCACACAAACTGCATAAACCACAACAACCAAAACCATGGCATGACATAGCTCGTGAGATGACTGAGAACTTAATCGTTGTCATAGCGACTGTGTTGGCTCTGGTAATCATTATTAAGGGAGTAATGTAATGGAAGATATAAAGACTTATTTAGACGAAGGTGAACACAATAGTAGTTGGTCAAATGATTGGAAAGACCCGGACAACTTTTGGGGAAACAATGCTCAGGTTCATGTTTACTACAATCGTAATTGCAGCTTTAAACTCAAGCGAGAAATTTGGCATGGTTATAAAACCAAGATCATTAAACCAAATGACATCGAGATACTTACCAACGACACGCCATTTACCAAAGCTGAATTAAAGACAGCTCTGATAGAGAAATGGTTTGCATGGGAGAATGAGAACACAAGACAAGCCAACAACAAGGGTGCGCGAGAGCGTAGGGCGAGACAAAAGGAGATAGCGTAATGTCAGTCACTCAATACAACTTTAGAAAACCAAAGATCAATCGCCAAGAACATGAGGCGATCAATAAGATCTTAACGCATCCACACTTCAACGCCTTAATTAATACTGAGGCCCTTGATGTATTAACCAATCTTGGAATTAGTGCTAAACAGTTCCAGGACATTATTAATAAAAATAAATCAATTTTAAAAAACTATAAAACCAAGGAGATAAAATGAGCATAAATAAACCAACAGGAATAAGAATAACAGCAGCAACAGATGCAGAGCATACAGATGACAATAAAGTATTTGAACACGCAGAAATATCTTTGTGTTTTCCATTAAATAAATCAGATGAAAAAAAGTTCAATGAACTTAAAGATAAGTTGATAAATAATTTAATAGATATTTATGCTTTGGAAACCCAAATGATTGTAGATGTAAATGTTGTTTATGATTATTTCCAAGTTAATGCTGAAGTAGGATCAAGTAAATGAGTAAAGAGAAAAACCACGCACCAACTACTTTGAGCAATATCAAAAGATGGACTACTTGCCCGGGCAGTAAAAAAGTACCAAGAGTTATTTATGGCAAAGGAGGAATAGGTAAAACATCTTTTGGCGATAACATGAATATTATTAAACCAACCGAGGAAAAGAAAAAATGACACAGCACATCGACAAAGTAGAGCAGCAACGAGAGCTATTACAAACCGAAGCGTTGGATAACCAAATCAGGGCAATCGACATTCGCCCCGGGAGAATACAAACTTGGTATCGATCTGGGCGCGTGGTGACTGAGTATCCAAGAGATAAGCGTAGAAAAACCATAACTGATTACCGAGGTTTGAATGATTGAGATAATAGGTTACATCTTTGGTATCGGCTTTTTGATTTGGTTATTCGTAGTGATAACATTATGGTTAATCGTTAAACATTGGGAGAATATGTAATGTCATACGAAATAGCAGAATATAAATACATAGGACACATGAGAAGTGTCTATGGACTCAAGGGTGACTTAGAATACCCAAGCAGAAAACACTCGCAGCAAGACAGCGAGGGCAATTGGCTTTTGATATCTTTCAACGGACACAAGATGGGAAAGGTAATGAAAGACGGAAAAGTTATCGCATAAAACAAGGGCCATTGAATAGGTTGCTACTCTCCTTCCCCCAAATAGTGACCTAGGCCCACCAACAGAAAATGTTTCCGCCCACGCGCCTGACTTTTTTTCAGGCGTTTCTTTTCATCCTCTAATACGATCCACACTAGGTTCTTATCGCTCAACTCCTGCAACGCCCGCCCACAGGTTTTTCTATTCAGTCCTACCATCTGCGTATAGTAGTTCAACGCATCGTGTGAGCTAAACGTCTCATATCGCCATCTTTCCACTAGTGACCAACCAAAAATTTTAGCACTCGCGCTCAGATCAGT